CTGGCCTATGGTCGGCAGCTTCATGCTCCGGCTCTCGCTTGTGACTACCGCTTCCGGCTCACTGCTCAACTGCCTAACGATGTCCACGCCGCCCACATCGGAAATCATCGTCAACTGCGGGCTGGCTGGCATCTTCTCATGGGCCGTGGTGTTCCACGCGAAACTCATCAAACATGGATCCGCTCACAAGTATCAGTCAGGGAATGATGAAAGCAGCATTGGACAAGCTGCTGGAGCAGAAGGATCAAACAAGTGAGGACGGAGCCAAAGACCAGTCGCTTGTTGCTCGGCTCAATGCTCGCATTGATGCCGCTGGGATGCACTCCGACAAGAGTGGTGCTGGTGCCACCGGGAACGCCGGTAAGACTGGCTGAGAACGTCAAAGCCCATGTGTGGGCCAAAGACAGCGAAGGCAAGATCATCAAAAGCCGAAATCGCGTGACAATCCCAGAAGGTTGGTACGCACTTCCGAAAGACTGACATGGGAACTCCACTCACAGGCAGTACGGTTGCATCAACCTACACTGGCCTACTCAAGACTTCCGACAACGCCGCGATCACTTCCTCGCTCAAGTCCGTTGGCGATGGCGGTGGTAACGATTCCCCGCTCCAGCTTTCGACCACCGCGGTCAATATCACCAACAACTTCAGCGTTGGTACCAACAAGTTCACCGCCAATTTCACGAGCGGCGATATCGCTGCCACCGGTGCTGCTTCGATCACCGGAGCTGCCACCGTTGGTTCGCTAGCCGCCGCCGGTAACATCGCAACCAGCGCAGGCACCATTAGCTCGTATGGAGCGATCTCGCAGACTCAGGCCGCTCAGAACAACAGCCTCGCTGGCAACCTCGCTGTAGGCGGCAATCTGAATGTTACCGGTGCCACCACGCTCTCTGGCAACCTCTCGGTTCCTGGTACCCTGTCCTGCACTGGAGATTTCGCGGTCAATACCAACAAGTTCAATGTTACGGCGTCCTCCGGAAATACATCCGTTGCCGGTACTCTTGGTGTTGCTGGGGATCTGGCTGTTGCTACCAACAAGTTCAACGTCACGGCAGCGAGCGGTAATACTGCGGTCGCAGGAACCCTCGGGGTCACTGGTGCTACCAATGTATCAACGCTAGGAGCCAGCGGTGCGGTCACGCTTTCGTCCACGCTCGATGTCACTGGGACGACTACGCTCAATGGCAACCTCGCTTCCAATGCGGACACTACGATTGGAAATGCTCCAACCGATCTGCTGACGATCAACGCGAACAACGTTACGCTGCCGAATGCAAGCACGGTCACGGTTGATCTCAACAACGACAAGGTGCTGATCACCGATGCCAGCGACTCAAGCAAGCTGCGCGTGGTTGCTGCGAGTGCGCTTGGTATCACTGCTTCCAATGCTCCGCAGTGCGCTCAGACGGTTGCGAATGATCGAGCCACTTTTACTGGAGCATTGACTGGTCCCGGAACCGAGATCACGACCGTAACCACCACGATCACTCCGAGATCCAGTTCGTCCAAGGTTCTGGTCAGCATCGTTCTGAACTATTCGTGCATAACGAATGGATCTCAGTATGTGTTGTTCAGGATTACTCGGAACGGAACGCAGATCGGAAACTCCATTGGTGCTGGCCAGCAAGGCATAGCTTCCGGAAGTTATGAAGACGGTGAAATGAACGCGATCAACAACACGAAGATCGAGTTCCTTGATTCTCCCGCTACTGGATCTTCTGTGACCTACAAGGTTCATGTGTACAGCCCCCTGTCGGCCACGGATGTTTACATAAATTACGCCAAAAACGGTGGCACGAGTTTCACCACCTGCTCCTCGATGACGCTTCAGGAATTCTTCGCATGAAACCCTCCGAAGTAGCCCAGGCGGCTTGCGACAAACTCTCGTTCACGGACGCGACCACCCTCGCGCTCGCTAAGAAGTTCTGCATCCGCCGCTACTCGATGATCTGGGATTCGTGCCTGTGGAACGATACCCTCGGAGTCATCTCCACGAACGTCACGGACGGTCAGGAGATCGTTGTCCTCTCCGATTACGTCACCGCCAGCTACGCATCCGGTACCGGCTACAACACGTTCCTCGACTTCCCGGTCGCCACCCGCTTCACCATCAGCGGTGATACCGATGGCATCGAGGTTCCAGCCGCGGAATGGGTCTCGTTCTTCCAGCTCGATCCCAACACCTGGAACAACGTCGATTCTCGTAAGTCCACTCCCGGTAACTTCGTCAACTGGGCGCGGCTCCTCGGTGTTTCGTACGGCCAAGCCGGTGTTCCGCGCATCAAGCTCGTTCCCACTCCGAATACGAATGGAACGCTCTTCATCCTCGGCAAGAAGCAGTCGCAGATGCGGCAGTACGGTGAGGAGCAGGCCATCATCAATGACACGAACTTCGAGCTTCGTGGTGTTGAGAATGCACTGATGGCCTATACCGAAGGCGATCTCCTCGAATACTCACGCCAGTACGGCAAAGCGCAGGCCAAGTTCCAAGAGGGTGCTGCTCAGGTCAGCATTATGAAGGACATGGAGCGTGGCCAACAGCAGCAGATCAGCAGAATCATCCCGGATAGCCTCTACGATTACACCTTCCAGGACATCCTGTAATGCCATTCCAATCCACAGACGCTCTCGATGATCAGATGCTTCTGGATGGAAGCACTGGATTCAGCACCGGAGTCATCTCAGCCACTCGTCCTGATGCCATTCCTGCCACGAGCATGGAGTCGGCCATCAACATGGACTACGATGACTTCGGTAATCTGGTCACGCGTCTCGGATCGGTTTCGCTCGCTGGCAACAGTATCGCCTCCAACTGGGAGGACATCATCACGAACTGGGAAGCGACCACTTCCAATTTCGGATCGAATCTTCCGATCAATGCATCGGTGTTCTCCGGATTCTACTTCGACACCGCTGCTTCCGAACGCCTGGTCATCGCAGTCAACGATCTTGGGACATCGACCAAGAGTCTGTACTTCGGATCACCTGGTGTTTCGTACAACCAGATCACCGGATCCACGCTCAACGCTGCTTCCACATACGTTTACTTCGCTCAACTCAACGACAAGCTGTTCTACAGCGACGGTATCGGTACGCTGAAGTACGTCAGCGCGAGCAACATCTACTCGACGATCACTGCGGGTAAGATAAGTCGCATCGATGTCATCAATCAGGGTGCGAATTTGTCCGCAATTCCTGCGGTAACAATCTCCGCACCTCCGAGTGGTGTAACTGCAACGGCTGATGCTGTTGTTTCCAACGATGGAAACCTTGTTGCGATCAACATCACGAATCCCGGAAGCGGATACGTCACTGCTCCCTCGGTCAGCATTGGTGGCGGTGGTGGAGCGCATGCAGTTGCGTACGTCTCGCTCACGCCTCCCAACAAGCCGTTGTACCTGACCGTACACACCAACCGGCTGTGGTGCGTGTCGGGTGACACTTCGATCCAGCCCGATACCTTGTACTTCTCGGATATCTTGGATGGCGAATCCTGGGATCCTCTGGGTTCGATCCGGGTTGGTGGTGACGGTGATCCGATCAAGGGGTTGTATTCGTGGTTCGGGTACCGCCTCATCGTCTTCAAGGAACGCTCGATCTGGGCCGTGGATGCCGATCCTACGCAGGATCCTGCGGACTGGAGCGTCACGCTCATCAGCGGCAACATCGGATGCTCGTCGCACCGATCTATTGCTGCCGTCGGTCCCGATGTCTTCTTCTTGGCCCGCGATGGCGTCCGGTCGCTCCAGCAGATCCAAGCCGGTACGCAGACGAGCATTGGTCTCGCGCTCTCCAGCCCGATCAACGATCTCATCAGCAAGATCAACAAGACCAAGCTCGATCTCTGCGATGGTGTGTTCTGGAACAACCGCTACATGCTGGCGGTTCCGTTCGTTACGAGCGAACCGGCTGTGCTTGGTCTCGAAAGCGAGTACGCGATCCTCACCGAGAACTCGGTGGACATCGCGCTCGAGGGTGCGCTGAACGAGAACAACGCGGTCATCGTGTACCATTCATTGGCCCGCTCGTGGCTTGGCTACTGGGACAACTGGATCGTCAACGATTTCATCCCCACCTCGTTCTCCACCTTCGGCCCCGTTCTCATGTTCGCTGGCGATATCGTTTCTGTCGCTGCGGGAGCGGGCCAGGTGTGGTCGTTCAACGATTACCTGCCGAACAGCCGGCTCGATCCTGTCGCGTCCTCTGCATATCTGGATGGTGGTTCCAATTATGCGTCCACGGTCATCACCAAGGCGTATAACCTCGGAGAGCCGATTCCCGACAAGATCGGGTACAGCATCCAGTTCGCGTTTGACAATCCGTACACTACGCAGAACACGACTGCGGCCATCTCGTTGGCCAAGAACATGAGCGACAGCTTCTCTTCGATTGATTCCGCGCTCTCGATCACGGCTTCGCAGAAGTTCCTAAAGGCTTACAATTTGATCAGCCAAGGACGCTGGAACACGTTGCAGTTCAAGGTCGAGACCGAGGGCGGCAGGCTATCCCTCCAGTCTACAATTCTCTCTGGCTTCGTTGACTCGGTGAAACCGCAGCAATGAACGCTCATCCCACAATCATCGCAGCAGCCAAACTGCTAAAGGAGAAGTGGCCCACTTGTTCCACATGGAACAATGACGAGCTGCTCAACTGGATCGGTATCTTCAACGCCAAGAGGCAGATCGGGATCGTCATGGACGGCGACGAGTGCGTTGGGGTTGGAGCTGTTCGATTCCTCAATTCCATCGACGATCATAAGGACATCTACAGCGACGATCCGAATGGTCACATCGCTTGGATCGAGGTTGTGGTCACGAGCAAGCCGATGGCGGTTCATACGCTTTGGATGGCGATGAAATCGCGTTGCTCGTCGAATGTGACCAAGTTGGGTGGGACCAACGTCTACACGGGTGTTTCCCGTTTGTACGATTTCGAGAGGTACTTCAAACTGCTGATGAACAAGAGGATTTGCTATGGGTGGAACATATAGGGCACCAGATTTAGCTGCGGCAAACCGTGAAGCGGTTATCGCTCAGGCAGAGACGTTTCCTCTGATGCGTCAGATCGAGGCCGCGTCTCGCATTGGGGGCACAGTTCAGGTTCCGATCTACGAAAACGGAAAAGATACCGGCAGGTTCCGCACGGTTGATTTCGGACCCATTTCCGACATCAAGCAGACCGAGGCAATCGGTCGCGCTCTGGCTGATCTTGCGCCGATTCAGGCTCAGAAAGAGCTTCAGGCGGCGCAGCAGTACGGTGTTCCGTTCGCCCAGCAGCGCAGGGCCGAGCTTCAGGCTCTCGATCCCACGAGGTACGGGCTCTACGAGAGCTTCCTCCGGGACATCGGTCAGGCTCCGATCAATGAAGCTGGCGTCCCCGCTGCTCCCACCTACGAGCGCGTGGGAATGCCTTCCATGCCCGAGGACACGGGTGCCGCTCGCGTCATCCGCAGCGATCTCGAGCGTCAGATCCAGCAGGGCCTCGCTCAGGCCGGTACTCTCGATCCTTCGATCCAGCGAGCCGCCGAGCAGGCTGTCCGCGCTCGTGGAACGGCCACCGGAAACGTCCTCGGCAATCTCCAGTCGTTCCGTGAGGCTCGAGCTGTCACCGAAGCCATTGCGAATGCTGACATGCAGCGTCGGGCGCAGGCTCTCGGGTTGCTCCAGTCGGGTCAGACTTCGAGCGATGTCGCCAATCGTCAGGCGCAGGAAGCGTTCCAGAACATCCTCGCTGCGACCGGTCAGCGGAATACGGCTGCTCAGCAGAGCTTTGCGGGCCAGATGGCCTCTCAACAGCAGCGTCAGGGTGTCCAGCAGCAGAACATCGCCAATATCCAGTCCGCGCTCGGTCTCCAGCCCATTGTCTCGCAGGCTGCTCAGCTTGGTGGCCTCCAGCAGGGCGCGTCTCCGTTCGCTGCTCCCCAGCTCATGCAGGGCATGCAGCAGGCGGGTCCGGGTCAGATCATGAACCTCGGATCCAGCTTTGCGTTGCAGAACGCTCAGAACGCCTTCCAGGCTTCGCAGGCTGGGTCTCCGCTGGCGATTCTCGGAGGTATTACCGGCGGAATCAGAAACCTCGGAAGTGCTTTCAGCGCATTTACTGGAGGTTGAAAACCAATGGCTAACGACATCTCCAAAGCGGGGTCTGAATCAGAGCCGGCGGCTCCGAATCAAACTCCGTTCTCCGGGTTTCCCGGATACGAAAACTTCCGGGTTGGAGATCCCATACCCGGAATGCCGGGAACCCGTGTCGGTGATGAGATCGTCAACAATGCGGGTGATCGCTGGAACTGGCTCAAGGGCGATTGGGACTATGCCGGATCGACTACGGAGCCGCCTCCGATTGATCTCAGCAATGTCGCCACGCTGAACATTCCGAAGGTCATTCCTCAGACGCCTTCTTACATCCCGCAAGCCGCTCCTCCTGCCGTTACGGTCGAGCCGCAGTCTCCGTTCCCTCCCGTTCGCAATGTGCTGGACCCGGCTCAGCTCATCCTGAATCAGCCGCCGATTCAGATTCCGATGTACACGCCGATGGCGGCTCCTGCTCCGGTTCGAGTTGAACCTCCTGCGGCTTCTCGTCCGGTGACCACCGCCGATACTGGTGGCCTACCCTACGAACCCACTCCTGGATACGATCCTCTGAATCGTGGTGGTGATCGTTATGGTAGGCCAATTCCTCCTGCTCAACCCATCGAGAACGAGCCTGCTGCTCCTCCGCAGGAACGCGTTGTCCCCACCGAACCGGTGGTCGAGAAACTCACGCCCGGTGAGGTTGCTCAGATCACCGAGGGTCAGACTCCAAGTACTCCTGGCGAAGGAACGGTTATAACTCCGGGTCAGACTCGTGAAATACTTCCGGACTTCAGCCAGATCAAGACCCCGGATATCACGGTCAGCGGACCCGTTTGGCCTACTACTCCGACCTACACGCCAGTTCCGTATACTGGTGGTGTTGGTGGCAATCGGCTCAACATCTTCTCGAGCGGAAAGACCACTCCGTTCAAGGAGCCGGTCACGGTCCCGATTCCCGCTCGCCGGCAAACGCCTTACGCTCCGACCAAGTACGATTACATCCAGTACGATCCCGAAATGATTCTCGAAGCGGCCATGCGGGCCATGGGCAATTCTCGGATCCGGCAGTCGATTGCAAACGAAGCTGTTCAAAACCGAATGTTCAACAGAATGAGGTGATATGGCTACTAGCGAAGAAATCAGAAGGAGGCTCGAAGAGCAGGCTGGGCAACGCGTTAATCCGTTGCTCAAGGGCCTGTCCATGCTTACCGGCGGACTCGCTGGAGAGTTCACCGGAACCAACGAGCAGATACGCCAAGGACGATTGGCTAAACGAGCGTTGATGCAGGAGGATCTCGCCGCGCTTCAAGAGGAGCGGATGATGGAGCGCATGAAGGCTCAGCAGGATGAGATGCTGAAACGGCAGATTCAGGCTGAACAAGCCAGAATCCAAGCTGGTATCGAACTCAAGAGGCCGGAAATGGAAGGATACCTTCGCTCCCGTTCTGGCGTTGGTGGAAGAACCTACGAACTTGGCCAACCCGATATCGGAACTCTTTCCGAGATGTATTCCTACGAGAAGGGAATTGAGGAGCAGCAGAAAGAGGCTGCTAGAGAAGCTGCTAGAACGAAGTCTGGATACACCCAGATCAATGTTCCTGGATACGGAACCGTGGGCGGAACTCCTGATCAGATTTCAGAGCTTTCAAACAAGATTCCGCAGCTCAAGAGATTCCTTGAGCAGGCCCCGTCCGAGGAACCTCCATACGAAGTGACCTATTCGACGGATTCTTTGACTGGCCAAGTGCGTCCCACTTTGAGGTTCAAGAAACCCGTGCCGATTGCCGAACAGCAAAAGATTCTTCAGCAACTGTTTTCAAATCAGGGAGAAGGACTGATGACTCCCCCTGCTCCCGGAACTCCTCAAAAGGACAAGGAAGAGAAACCGACTGACATTCCCGGATACCGGGTCAAGATGAAGTAATATGCCTATCTACGAGGTCACTCAGGAAGAAACCGGAGTAACTCTTGAGCTAGAAGGCGACAGGCCCCCGACACGACAGGATGTCGAGCGGGCCTTCGCTTTTGCTGGCAAACAGAAGTATCCGGAAGCACCCGTTCTTCAGGCTCCTCCGAGCCTGTTCGAGAGGGCCAAAGCTGTTGCTCCATCGTTCTTGAGGGTGGCTTCGCCGCTCGCCAACCCGCCGTCTGCTCAAGACATCGCCACGGTTGGAAGAACAATCCAGCAAATCACAGGTGGTGAGCCCAAGCCAGGAATGCTCGAGGGAGCTTCTCGGATCGAGAAAGAAGGCCCTATGGCCATCTTGTCCGCTTCACCTGAAATGCGCGAACGGGGAGCGCAAATCGGTCGTCGCCTTGGGGAAACCGTCAGCGAATACACGCCGATCCCAGAATACATCACTCGACCCGCTGGCGAGGTTGCTGGCCAAGTAGCCACCGATCTGTTGTCCCCCATGAACCTGATGACTCTCGGAGTCGCAGGTGCCGCGAGACAAGCTGCCAGGATCCCGAGTTCGGTCACTGCTGCCGCTGAATCGTTTGCCGAGGCTACCGCGCCAGCCGCTGCTCGTACCGCTCAGATCGCTGATCTTCGCGCTGCTGCACAAGCTGCGGAGATTCCTC